GCCTACAGGCTGAACTCTTGATCAAGCCAAGAGAGGTAGTTGTTGAAGTAATTAAAGAGGTGCAAGTACCTGTCGAAGTCATCAAGGAAGTAACAGTTGAAAAGATTGTTGAAGTAGTCAAGGGGGACGATGACCGTTCACTCGGTGACTTACTATCGGCAGCCTTTAAAAAACTGTTTAAAATCAAATAACGTGCAAAGTTGAAGGCGTAAGAACCTAAAGCTAGTAACCGAGTTCTTAGAACTCAGAAAGAATAGAAAGAAAATGACACGATTTATCAACTGGGCAAAACAATACAACAAGCTATGGATAGCACTGCTGGGAGCTGTTCTAACGACCCTTAGCGTGCAGTTCCCCGGAAACGACTGGGTAACGCTAGTAATCACCTTTGCCACCGCAGCGGGTGTCTACGCACTTCCAAACGTAAAGAATTAGTGGTATAGTAAAAACATCAAGCGAAAGTTTGAACCTTTAGTCAAACAAATAAGCACTCATAATCGGGTGTTTATTTGTTTCTTGTTATGTTAAAATATAAGCATTATGGAAACTCCATTTATGGCAGAAATCCCACACACTGACTTAATCCGCCTGGCGGAACAGTCGAACCAAGGCGGTGAATACGAAGCCGCCAGAGGACTTATACAAAGAGAACTTGCCCGCCGTGCAAGAATCATCGAAGCTATGCACACAGTAGATGATGCTTACCTTGTACCACAAGACCCTGCAGATCTTAATATATGCGATAGTTGCGAATAATGGAAAGGGCTTACCCTACTTCTAGTAGCGGTATGCCCCTTCCTGTTGAAGAGTTGCACCTCCGCCGCTCACACCTAGAAGACCTACCAGAGAATAAGTCTTTACACCACCATCAGTACACTGCCGAACGTATGAGTCGGCTTTTAATTACCAAAACAGTCAGGGATTTAGAGTACGAACAGACGTTTATGCAAAACGACCAGCACAATCTTGGTCGCTATGCTCTGCACCACCTTTTCGGTCCACCGAAGCCAGCCACCCTTCTGCAATATGTGGACAGGCTAGACGCGGCTCGTGAACAGGGCGAGGAAATGCGAATCAGGGCAAACGGTCAATGGGTAATGCACAGAATTACCAACGTTCACTGGAATCAAATAATGCAAGAATACAATAGGGAAGCTGACTGATATGAAACGCTTTTGGGCAGGCGATAACCTACACAATCTATTAACCAAGTCATTAGACGAACTGGAAGCAATTTACCCAGACAGCAACAGAAAAAACCTACAGCGCAGAAAAGAAGAATACAAAAAGAAATTGGGGGATACAATGGAACGAGAACCGACCAAGAGAGTTTTGAAAAAGGAGTGGGAAGTTTCAGCTTTTAACCGTGAAACAAACGAGTGGGACACCACGATGAACCACGGCTATGAACACGAAACCGACTACGAGGAAATGTTTAAGGACTGGAAGCCTGCAACCCCTGCACGAATTACACCTTCACGCCGAAAGCCTATTGTACGAGACCACAAAACCCTGTTGGTCTTTGGTGATATGCAGATTGACTTTCGTAGGGTCAACGATGATCTTGAACCAATACACGATAAACGTGCCGTACAAGCGTTATTAGACCTCGCCAGAGACCTCCGACCCGATGAGATGATTAACTTAGGCGATACGGTAGATTTAAGCGCCCTGAGCCGTTTTGGTAAGGACTCCGATCACTTCTATAGGACTCTCGGTCCTTCATTCCAAGAAATACACGACATCTATGCACAGCTACGATCAGACAACCCAGATAGTAAGATTACAGAGGTTGACTCTAACCACCACAAACGACTAACCGATTTTGTACTAAAGCAAATGCCAGACTTCTACGGAGTCCGACAGGCTGGTTCAGATGATGAATACCCAGTATTTACTTATCCCTACCTTGCAAACCTAAAGCACGTTGGCGTTGACTGGGTTGGTGGCTATGGTTCAGCAGAATACGAGTACAAGCCTGACCTAGCTTTTATACACGGACAATTTGCAGTATCAAGTGGGAGCACGGCCGCAAAGCTATCTAAGGCTAATCCTGACCGTAATATCGTACAGGGCCATGTTCACCGTATGGAGTCTCAATACCGCACCACAAGGGTTGGTAAGTATCTTGGGGCGCATACAGTCGGAGCGTTGTGTCGCATAGACGGCGTTGTACCTAGCTATCACTCCGCTATCAACGAAATGGGCAAGCCTGTAATTTACAACGAAAACTGGCAACAAGGTGCGATGGTTATACGTGACTACGGAGAAGGACAGTACCAGTTTGACCAGATCCCAATAGTAAACGGACGGCTTTACTACGGAGGGAATGAGTATGGAAACAAACTATAATATCTGGGAACACAACCACCTTGAATGGTCAGACGAAAAGTTAGATCAAGAAATGGCTATGTGCGACCTTCTTTTAGCACCGTGGCAAGTATCAGAGGAACGTAGACGGCAAGTCGGCAAAAGGGCTATATTAGCAAGAGAAGAAATGATACATCGGTACGCTGAACGCTACCAAGAAAGGCACTAATGATTATAAATGGCGATAGCATGAAAGTACTAAAGATACTAGACGAAAACTCGGTAGACTCAATTGTTACCGACCCTCCGTATGGTTTAAGTTTTATGGGCAAGGCGTGGGATCACTCAGTACCTAGCGCAGAACTGTGGAAAGAAGCCCTTAGGGTATTAAAGCCTGGCGGATACATACTAGCCTTTGCTGGTACTCGCACCCAACACCGTATGGCTGTAAACATAGAGGACGCAGGCTTTGAGATAAGAGATATGATTGCTTGGGTATATGGCAGCGGATTCCCTAAGAGCCATAACATAGGCAAGGCGGTGGATAAGATACAGGGAGTAGAAGTAGAACAGGGTGAGAAGTTCAATGTAGTTGGTGGAACAGATGCTAGTAATGGCGGTAGTAAGTTTAAGAGCGACCATAAAGACTATAAGAAGTACGAAGCACAGAACAAATACGAAGGCTGGGGTACTGCTCTTAAACCTGCACTAGAACCTATAACAGTAGCTCGGAAACCATTGAAAGGTACAGTAGCAAACAACATATTAGAGTGGGGTACAGGTGGTATCAATATAGATGGTAGTCGGGTAGGGACGGGAGATAACGTCACTAATCATAGTAGGGGTGCAGATAGCGCAGTCAGCAAAGGCAAGTACGGAGATAGTTCAAAACAAGAAACCCACCAAACAATAGGTCAACAGCTAGGCAGATTCCCTGCTAACCTAATACACGACGGTAGTGATGAGGTAGTAGGGTTATTGGGCGAACCAGCTAGATTTTTTTATTGTGCGAAAGCTGGAAAAGCAGAGCGCAATAAAGGGCTTAACGGGCTTAACTGTGCTATAATAGATATATGCAAAGACGAAAATACGGAACAGGTCACATCACTCCTAAGGGATATATTAGAATCAATACCCAATTTGAACATAGACGAGTCTGGATTGAGGCTAACGGTGCAATACCCAAAGGATACTATGTCCACCATATTAACCACGATAAATCAGATAACCGACTTGAAAACCTACAGCTTGTTGATGCAATCACCCACAAGAGAATCCATGAAGGATGTATTGTCAAAGATGATAAATGGCTTAAGCCCTGTGGAGTCTGTAAAGAGTTTAAGCGAATTGACGATGACAACTGGTACTTTTCAAGAGAAGGGTGGATTAGTTACGGAAGATGTAGGCAGTGCCACATATCAAAAGTTGTTGAAGCTAAAAGACGAAAGCGAATGGAAGCCAAGAACCTCGACACATCCGACCGTTAAGCCTGTCCGACTAATGCAATACCTAGTTAAGCTAGTAACACCAGTGGGCGGTATTGTTCTTGATCCATTCAATGGAAGCGGAACTACGGGCATAGCTTGTAAGCTAGAGGGCTTTGAATATATTGGAATTGAACTTGACCCAGAGTACTGCACCCTATCAGAAGCTCGTATAAAGGCATGGGCAAAAGAAGCAGAACAGGCAAGTATGCTATGAGTGAAGTATTTGCAAACCTAAAGTTCCCGAACGGTAGGAGTCAAGAACTACGACCAGATAATACACGCTTGTACCGTCATCTCGGAAAGTGGGCGACCATAGACCATATATTCGTAGTCTGTGACCCAGAGGAAGGCCCAGAAAACCCAAACA